TCTTAAGTGCAGTTGGTACACTCAAGTAAGAGGAATGAATCCAAATACTGGAGAAATGGTTGATAACTGGGGATGTGCTGTAACTTGGTTGCCAATGCTTCAGATTGAAACATCTCAACAGGCAAGACAAGCAGGTGCTGCAGTTGAATCTTTCAGAAATGAAGTTGTGAGATCTAATGCACAAAATCAACAACTTTATCTTGATTATATTGAGGAACAAAAGAAAACTGCTGGAGTTCTTCCTACAAGTGTAACTCCATTAGAAACACCAATAAATATGATTACCCCTGGAGAAGAAGAGGAGCAAAGTAATGACTGTGAATAGAATGGTTTATTTTCCTGGAGATAAAAGTCTTCGGGTTGAGGAAGAAACTATTTTTGATGTTGAAATAGATTGGATTCCTGATAATATTCATTGCATTCAATGGTATGGTGAAGAGTATGGTGGGGAATTAGAATTCAAACCTGAAGATGGTCCATTTGGACAAAAACCATTTAATGAAAGATTTACTGAACTGGGTCAATGGCAAGGGATAGTAGATATTTTTTATGAAGAAAAGCAAAGAAGAATTGATGCTGATATTGCTGCAGCAGAAGCAGCAGAAGCAGCAAGAGATTACTGGGCAGAACTGAGATCCATTAGAGATGGTCTTCTTATGCAAAGTGATTGGACCCAACTTTCAGATGTTTCTTTAACTGAAGAACAGAAAACTGCATGGTCTGTTTATAGACAACAACTCAGAGATCTTCCAGGTGGGATCACAGATCCAAAACCAATGGTTGTTGCTTTTTATAATGGAGAAATCCATCCAGATTGGCCTGTTAAACCACAATAATACATAGGAGAAAATTATGAGAATTGGTAATTATGAAATTAAACCTGGAGTAGATCTTAGTGGAGTTGATTTAAGTCATCAAGATCTACAATATGTAAATCTTCAAGGTGCAAATTTGCAAAATGCAAATCTTGAAGGATGTAATCTAAAAGGTTCTAATTTAAGATATGCTAAATTAGAAAATGCTAATCTTGTAAATGCAAATCTTGATAAGACTGATTTAGAAGGTGCAAATCTACAAAATGCTAGACTTGGGAATGCTTCATTTAAAGGTATGATGTCTTCTCATGAAACTAACTTCTTGGGAACAGTATTTGATCCTAATACCTCTTCTTCTACAAATCATAATACTAGAGATTTAGAACTGGAAGTTCAGGAACTCAGGAAGTATAAAGAGTTATATGAAGAAATTAAGTCTAAAATGATCCTTTAATACTTAAAGATACAACTAATCTTGAAACCTGACAGAGTGATCCTACTCATGATTTCACTTCTTGTCAACTTGACATTTTGATGCAGTGCTTATAGTATAAATAACTAAAAACTAGAAGTTATGACAGTAGAATCTCCACAAATTGATATTAAATGGACTATTACAGACTTGGAACGTAAAACTTCCGATGGATATGTCTATAGAGCATTTTGGAAAATTATTGCTACATATGAAAATACTGAAACAGGAATTCATGGATCCGTTGAATTTCCCAGAACAGCAGATTTTATTCCATTTGAAGATTTGACTGAAGATATAATAGTCTCTTGGACTAAAAATCAATTAGGACCTAGATCTGTAAATAGTTTAGAAGAAACAGTCGTTCATGAATTAGAACTTAAAATTTCTCCTATTACTTTTTCTACAGGACTTCCTTGGGCAACTCCAGTAGATGAAGAAACTCCAGTAATTGAAGAAACTGTTGAAGAAACTGTTGAAGAAACTGTTGAAGAAACTCCATAAGACAGTTGACATAGTGGCACAGTAGGGGGTCTTTGGACCCCTTTTTCTGTTATGATGAACGGAGTTCAAAAGCACACCAGATGTCCGTTAACCTAGAAGTCAAGGGTTCTCTTGCCAAATGTCTGGCAACTGAGAACTTGATTATTGAACATAAGAAAGTTCCGACTGCTATGTTTGATGTAGACCGTCGTGTACTGACACTTCCTAACTGGGACAACGCATCTGCGACTGTTTATGACCTTCTGGTAGGTCACGAGGTAGGACACGCACTGTTCACCGATAATATTGACTGGACTGTAGACTATCCTGAAGTTCCTAAAGACTTCGTGAATGTTCTTGAGGATGTTCGTGTAGAACGTCTGATGAAGAAAAAGTATCCTGGTCTGTCTCGGACTTTCTACAATGGTTACAATGAACTGAATGCCGATGACTTCTTTTCAACCAAGGAAGAGAACCTGGATGAACTGACTTTCATTGACAGAATCAATCTGTATTATAAGATTGGCGCATTTCATAACATTGCCTTCAATGATGAGGAGAATGAGTTTCTGACTCGTGCTACTCTGACCGAAACGTTTGATGAAGTGCTGCAACTTGCTCGTGAAATCACCGAGTTTGTTCAGTACAAACGTAAAAAGGTATCCAATATGCCTACTCAAGGTGGTGGGGAAGAAATGTCTGGTCCTGGTGGTGAAGAAGTAGAAGGTCCGCAGAGTTCTTCTTCCGAAAATGGAGAGAACCAAAACGGACAGAACCAAAGTAATCTTCAGCAAGATTCACAGGGTCAATCACAAACTGAAGGTGAAACCTTCGGTGATGATATGAATAAGTCTATGGAAGCACCGAATGGTGGTGGTTTCGGTCAGGAAGCAAGCAATAAGCACGAGAAAACTAATCGTGATGAGATGACTTCCAAGACTTCTCGTTCCTTTGATGAAAAGTCTCAAGACCTTGTGGATAAGTATGCTCAAGAGACTAACTATGTGGAACTTCCCAAGATGAATCTTGAGACTATGGTGATTCCGAATGAATTCATTCATAGTAAGGCAAAGTATTTCTACGAGAATAGTGGAACTTATTATGCAGAAACCTTCAAGGTTGCTTGTCAGGAATATAATACCTACAAGAAGTCTGCAGAGAAGGAAGTTTCTTATCTGGTAAAAGAGTTTGAGTGCAAGAAGTCTGCAGACCAATATGCTCGTTCTAGCACTGCTCGTACTGGTGTTCTCGATACTGCTAAACTCCATACCTATAAGTTCAACGAAGACCTGTTCAAGAAAGTTTCTGTTGTTCCTGATGGTAAGAATCACGGTCTCATCTTCATTCTTGACTGGTCTGGTTCAATGAGTGAGTTTATTCTGGATGCTTACAAGCAACTGCTGAACCTGATTTGGTTCTGCCGTAAGGTGAATATTCCCTTCGAAGTGTATGCCTTCACTCTGGACGCACACGCATATATGGAACTGCAACCGAATCATCCTCCTGTTTATGATAAAGTTCCTGATGTGATTGCTCCTGAGCAATCATTCCGTCTGATGAACTTCTTCACCAGCAAAACTAACAATCGTGTTCTTGAAGAACAACTTAAGAATATCTGGTGTGCTTGCTGGTCATATCAGAAACGCAGTGGTGCTGTTCCTCCTCACCTGGACCTTTCGGGTTCTCCTATCGGGGAAAGTCTGATTGCACTTCACTCTCTGATCCCCGATTTTCAGGCAAAGAATAAACTACAGAAGGTGAATGTTATCTTCCTGACTGATGGTGAGGGATACCAGAATTCCGTGACTGTTGCACGTAAGGGTCGTTATCCAGATTCTCCTGATTACGTTGGCAACACAAAGCATCATCGCACTGCTATTCGTGATAGGAAGACTGGTCGTGTCTATTCTTCTCTGGATTATGATAACTTCCCTCGTTATGCTAAAGTTCTCCTGCAAACGGTAAAAGATAGGTTCCCGACTGTGAATGTAATTAACTTTCGCATCACTCCTAGTCGTGATTTCTCAATGTGTCATCGTTGGTATGGAACTGGTGTAGAGAACTACGAAAAAGTCAAGGGAGAGTTTCGTAAGAATGGTTGTGTTCAATTCCAAGACACTGGATTTGATCAATTCAATGTGATTGCTGCAAACTCTCTCGCACAAGATGAGGAGTTTTCTGTTCCTGAGAATGCTACCAAAGCACAAATCAAAACTGCTTTTAGTAAAGTTCTTGGCAAAAAGAAAACTAATAAGAAACTTCTCGGTAACTTTATTTCTATGGTTGCCTGAAGTTTTTATATAAAAAAACGGTTCTCTTTTGGGGGTGTATTTGACACCTTCAAGAGAACCGTTTAAAATTATGTTGTTGTTTTAATTTTTTGCGAATGAAATTAAAAACTAAATTGAATATGACCACTCTTTATGATAAGTATCCAAATCTCAAAACAGATTTTGATATGAATTGGAGAAACATCGTAAAAAAATGTTTGAATGACCAATTCCACAGAAATCCAAAGAGCAGTAGACTCACTGGGGTCAAAGGTCGTTGCAAAGTAATTTTTGGGTACCTTGATGACGATGAATTAAGTGTAGTGCAAGATAGAGTTTCTGACAACTTTATATACAAAATGTACGAATCTGATTGGGATGTATGGAGGGAAAAACTTCCACACATTTTTAGTAGAAAAGATAAAAAAGAAGTTGATCTGGAGACATCAGGAATTATTATGGAGAGTCTTATTCGTTGTGATGAGAATGGAATTCCAACGTCAGTCGCATCTGTTCCAAAGGAGAAAACATATACTGTTATCATAAGAGAAAATGGAACTGAAGAAGGCAATTCATTTGTCTGTAAAAGTGTTCCAGTTGATGTTGCTATGACTACGATTTCCCAACTCTCTTCAGCATTGTCTTGACCACTTTTGAGGGTGTCCACTGAGCACCCTTTCCCTATCATTTCCGTGCTATGATTACGGAGTAATCAACCAAACCGATGCCTCGCAAATCTAACATTATGTCCGACCAAGCAATCTCCATCTTGAAAGAAAAG